CATCACGGCAAAGCTTCAGGAGATGGGCGTGCAGGTGGAAGAACAGGACGACACGCTGCTCGTGCGCCACGCCGGCAGGCTGCGCCGCACCAATGTCAAGACCCTGCCCTACCCCGGTTTCCCGACCGATATGCAGCCGCAGATCACCGTGGCGCTCTGCCTTGCCGAAGGCACCAGCATGGTCACCGAGGGTGTGTGGGACAATCGCTATCGCTACGTCGTGTCCAACTTTTGGGGGTCACTTCACTTTCGAGGACATTTTTTATTCGTTGCTTTCGATGAACACAGTATTGTCCATTTCGTCGAGCGACTTCTTCTTCTTGTTCTCCTTCGCTCCGGCTTTCAGCAGACTTTTTGCAGCGGTGATGATGCTTCTGCCGCTTTCCGCTGTCGACACCTTCAGCTTCGTCATCTTCTCCATTGTGTTGTTCATGCTCGTTTCCACGTCGATGAAGCGCATACCGAAGTCCTGCACGCGTTCCACGACGACGTTCGCTGCGTCCATCATCGCCTGCTGATTGCTCAGCTGTCGCACCTGTGTCCACATCATCTCTAATACACGCAGGTTCATGTACATGGTCTGCGGACCGAGAATCATCACGCCCTCGTCGTAAGCCTCGCGCCAGAGCGTGCTGTCGTTGAGCAGAGCAAGGTTCAGTGCACCCTCTATCGGCACGTACATGATGGCGAAGTTGAGGCGGTTGTATCCGTCGGGCAGATATTTCGTGTACTCCTTGCGTGCCAGTCGCTTCACCTGCGCACGCACGCTTGCCACGTGTGCTTTCAGATACTCCGACTTCTCAGGTGTGCCGTCTTCGGCGTTCATGTATCGCTCGTAGTCGGTGAGCGACATCTTCGAGTCGACCACCACGTGGCGGTTGTTCGGGAAGTGGAGTATGAAGTCGGGCACGAGTCCACGACCGTCGTCGCCCTTTGCCTGCTTGCCCGCCTTGTCGCGCAGCGTTTCCTGCGTGTCAAACTGCTCGCCCTCCTTCAGTTCGAGGTCTTCAAGCAGCTGCTTCAGCTTCAGCTCGCCGAAGTTGCCCTGCACCTTCACCTCACCCGTTAGCGCACGTGTCAGTCGGTCGGCAGTCTCGCCTAAGGCTGCGCTCTTCTCCATGTTCACCTTTATCGTGGCATCAAGGCGTGTGAGTGCTTCGCTCTGCTGCTCCTTCGACTTGTCGAAAGCCTCCTTCATACTCTTCAGACTCTGCGTCAGCGGATCGATTATCTTCGACACCTGCTCCTTGTTGCGCTCGCCCAACTCCTCCTGACGTCGCTTCAGAATTTCCTCCGATGTGGTCTGCATCTGCTCGCGGATGAGCTTCATCTGGCTCTGCATCTGCTCGCGGTTCATCTCGCGGAGTGCTTCTATCTGCTTCTCTTGTGTCTCTTTTGCTTGCTGCAGTTGCTTCTCCTGCGCCTCCTTTGCCTGCTGTAGCTGCTTCTCCTGCGTCTCCTTTGCCTGTTTGAGCTGCGCCTCGTGCGCCTCTTTCAGTTCGGCTATTTGCTTGCTGTGCGCTTCTTTCAGCTCTTCTGTTTGTTGGTTGTGCACGTCTTTCAGCTCCGATATTCTCTTGCTGTAAGAGTACACCACTACGCCAATTATGATGGCTGCTACTATTGCTATTATTATGCTTTCTATCATTGTTAAAAGTGTTGTTTTTATTAATTGTCAAATATTCAACAGCCAATTGATAGCTGATACAATCTTTATTTGTTTGCTGTCAATCTCTACGTTTCGTGTCTGTGTGAATGCTATAAGCGTAAGGTTATCGCAATGCAATGCTTTTGAGGCTTTCACGAGCGAACTTGTCTCTCTATTGAATGTCTTATCGCTGTCTATGTCGTATGCCACCTGAATAAGCTCCACTGCTTTGTCCTGATTGCATACTACGAAGTCAACCTCTTTTGATCGTGGAGAGGCTTTATAGTAGTATATGTCGAGGAAGTCGTTGCTGCATCTGCGCAGTAGTTCTGTATATACCACGTTTTCCAATCGCCAACCGATGTTCTCGGCTGCAAACGAGTTCTCTCTGTTGTTCTGAAGTCCCGGGTCGACGATGTATGCTTTTGCGTTTCTTATCCTTTCCTTACTCTTGAACGAGTGTTTGCAGAGTAGTTGTATAAGGAATGCCTGTCGTAGGTAGTCGACATATTTTTTCACCGTCTGGTCTGTTGTTCCCAAAAGTACTGCAATGTTACCATAGTTTACTTCCTGGCAGGCGTTGTTTATCAGATGATTGACTATCTTACGTAGCACGTCCACATTGCGTATCTTGAAACGCTGCTGTATGTCTTTCGTCACAATAGCCTCCAGAAGACTCTGTACATATCCGCGTTTGTTGCGTATGTTCTGTAATTCTGGAAAACCGCCATTCGTTATATACTCCATGAAGGCACGCTTCGTCTCTGCCTCCACTTTAGTAGTCAAGCCGTTGGTCTGTATATTATGGTATTCGCAGTATTCGCGGAACGAGAAAGGGAAGAGGTGTATTTCGTTGTATCTGCCAGTGAGATGCGTCGCCAATTCGCCGCTCAAGAGTTTTGCGTTGCTACCCGTAACAACAACGTGCAAATTGGTGCGAAGTAGTCGGTTTACAAACAGATGCCAGCCGTCTACATCTTGTATTTCGTCGAGGAATATATATTTTATGTCAACACCATATATCTGATAGATGCACGAGAGCACCGTGTTCAAGTCCTCCACTTGCATATTAGCCAAGCGGTCGTCGTCGAAGTTGGCGTAGCCATACTTTACGTTGTGCTCCAACAGTATCTTGTGGCAAAGCGTAGACTTTCCGCTTCGTCTTACTCCGATAACCACTTGGGCAAGTGGACTGTCAAACTCGAATAGCTGTTCTTCTCGGCGCTTCACCCACTTCTCGGGATGATAGCCTTCAACATATTCCTTTTGCTCAGCCAACACCTGTATTATAGTTTTCTCTTCTATCATATGTACAGCTTTTTATAATCGATTTATAGATTGTGCTGCAAATATACATAATTTAATTGATTTATAGCATTTTACGCTGTCTTTATTTCGGTAAAATGCATAAATTGGGTGTTTCTATTTCGGTAAAATGCACAAAACGAATGCTTTTACTTTGCTAAAATGCATAGTATTTTCGGTTGTGTGGATTTGCTGTGATGTCGTTCACCACTCTCACCGCACCCGTATTATGCGTAGATGAAGAGTCCGAGAAGTCCGCCTTCAGACAGAATATGTCTATCGGTCTTGCACCTGGCTTGAACGAATATTTGAAGTCCGCTACCTCCCCACCGTTCACATACAGCTTAGTGCCGTACTTCGTCGAGCGGCTGAAGTAGATGCGGTAGTTCTTTCTCGGGTAGGTCGTCGATGAGGTGCCTTGTATCCTCAGTCCGCACTGGTAGATGATGAAGTCATACTCCTTACCGTAGGCTGAGTAGAAGTAGATGTCCACCGGAACCTCAAACTTCTTGTTGTTCGTCTGGTTCACCAGGTTCACGTCGCCCACGATCCTCATCACGCTCTTGCCCATTGCCCTCAGCTTGTCGATGTCAACGTCTGTGCCCTCGTCGTCCATCACCTGGTTCTTTTCGAACAGCACCACCATCTCGTCGCTTGTCGGGCGGTCCACCATATAGTTGGCAAGCTCCTCGTCATCACCCAAAGCACGGCTGTAAACACGCATGTTACGCACCTCCACGTCCGCGCTCTCGCTCGTGATCCTGATGTTCGTCGGTTCTGCCTGGAGCAGCGAATCCGTCGAGGCATACTGCTTCGCGCCGCATAGGATGCCGTTCACAAACAGCGTCATCAGTCTGTTACCCTTCTTCTCCTGCACCACGAAGGCTATCTTCAGTGTCATACCGCTTGCGAACTTAGTGCCTACTTCCGAACCTGCGCCCGTCCGCATCAAAGCCTCCTGCGTCGTCAGTCTGAAGCCCACGCCGCCGGTCATGCAGTCCACCACCGTACCCCTGCGGTCGGTCACGTTCGTGCATGTCAGCTCCATCTCGTAGGTTGCGCCCGTGGTGGTCGCGTCGTTGCCGAAAGGCTTGTACCCGATTTCTACATTCGCGCCGTTCGTCAGCTTCAGGGCATCTCCCGTCCAGCCGTTGCTCTGCCAGTCAAAACCTTCAAACACCGTTTGAACGTCGTTATAACGCCATTCAGCAGGCTCGCTCTCGGCATTGCTTCTGCCGGCTGCCGTCAGTTTCAGCACAAGTCCGGCAGTCGCCTCGCTCAGGTCAATGCCGCTCTCCGTCACCTTCACGTTCAGCTTGTATTCCGTAGTGCCGCACTTCAGCACCATCGCCACGTCGCCCTGCTTCAGGAAACGGTTTGTATATACCTGCGTCGTCCTCGGAACGCTCACCGTCTGCGTACGAATGCCGTCTCGCCACACACCCACCGTCGCCGGGGTCGTTGTCGGGTCATACGCCACAAAGTCAAATCTCACCTGCTCATACTGGCCGGTTTCAATAGTCGGGGTCAGATGGTCGTCCGCAAAAATGCGTCCGTCACCGAAGGTCAGCTTCGTGCCGATATACGGGGCGTTCTGTCCGGCCTTCAGAATGTCAAAGTAGATGCTCTCACTCTTCAGCGTCAGCTCCGCGCTCGCCTCCATCTCGGCGACGATCTGCACCGTGTGCCGGCCGATGCTCACTCCCGACATCGACAAGGAGAAACTGCCGTTCGTCGTGCCGCTTCTTTTCACCGTCTGCGAGTCCCACTGGTGTCCGTCCAGATACAGCGTCACGGTTTTGTCGCCGCTTCCGCTCACCGCAAAGGGGATGCTCACCGCCTCGCTCACGCCGTAGCCGCCCTTGGCGACACACTCGGCTATGTTGAAGCTGCTGCTCAGCGCAAGGGTCACAGCCTTCACGCTCACATAGCTCTGCCTCGTCTGTGTCTTGCCGGTGGTCGGGTCGGTTGTGGTAGCCCTCACATAGATGTCTGTCGTGCCGAGCAGCAGGTATTTCGTCAGATCCAGGGTATAGGTTCCCTTGCTAACATCATGCTGCGTGTCTGCATACATCACGGTCGCGCCCCTCTTCATCTCAATGCTGACTGTTGCCTTCTGGCCCGTGGATGTGCCTTTCTCGTCACCGCTGCTGTACTGGTGGTCATACGTCCATGTCAGCATCGCGCTGTCACCTTCCTTGATGATGGTCTTGCTGACGGCTGCATCCAGCACGATTTTCGTGGTCGAAGCGTCTCCGCCTCCACCGCCGCTTCCTGCCGGGATGTCCGCAGACGCTATCTCCGCACCGCTCTTGTTGGTCAGTGCCAGGCGCACGCTGCTGCCGTCGTCACTCACTTCGGCATTCATCCCCAAAACGGTACTCGCCTCTATCTCCATCAGCTTTGCCGTCACTGCAGCGTTCTGCACCGGGTTCGTCGAGCTTGCGTTCAGGCTCTCGTCCACCTCCGTCTCGCTGATGGTGATGGCGACGTTGCCGTCCTCGCCCGGCTCCAGCTTCTTGCCGTTCAGCGTCACGCTCTTCACCGTGCCGTCACCGCCAAAGTCCTCCCAGCTTGCCGCCTGCTCCCAGCTCTCGATGTTCGTTCCTTTGAACTGCTTGGTCTCCCATTTGCCCTGTGCCGTCTCGTAGGTGATGCAGCGTCCCTTCGCACGTGCCTTTCCTTCCACGGCTGCTATGGCGGTCTCAAGCGTATAGTATCCGCTCTCCAGCGGAACCTGCTCCGTCACGTTATAAGTGTTACCACCGCCGCTTCCGCTTATCTCCACCAGGTTCTCTTCCTCATCACTCCACACATACACCACGCCACCGCACACATACGCCTTGTCCTTCAGTACTTCCGTGCGCACATCGTTCATGTACATGTCTGCGCCTAACCAGTTATTGCAGTATATGTTACCATTCTTTCCGCAGAAGGATTTGTTCACCGTGTCATAGTACACACCGTCTATCTGGGGGCATGATACAAGTCGTATCTCCACGCCTTCCACCAGCCCGTCAAACCGCGCTGTCGCGCCGTTCCTCGCAGCCAGTGCCGTTTCCTTGTACTCCGCTTCCACGCTTTCTGCCTTTGCCACAGCAGCGTTGGTCTTCTGGGCGGCATCCGTGGCCTTGCTTGCCGCATCATTGGCAGTTTGGGCCGCAGACCCCGCTGTTGATGCTGCCGTATCTGCTTTCTTTGCCGATGCGTCAGCCGCAGCAGCAGAAGCCTTGGCGACAGCAGCCGCATCCTCCGCAGGTTTCGACAGCAGTTTCAACGGGGCGCTCACCACCGTCTCGCCTCTCATGGCAGGAAGGCTCACCACACCGTCCAGCGTGCTCACAGCTTCCAGCTCGTCCACACTCTGGCTGTCAGTCTTTATATGGTTCACCACATCCTGGACCAGTTCCTTTTTCTCTTCTTCTGTCATATCATCCGTTGTTTTGATTATTGTTCAACTGTTCTCTAAGCCCGTCGATAAAGCCGGGCACGCACAGACGTTCTGCCACCGTACCCATAAGGCTTACCTCCTCGTCGGTATATTCGACACTACCCTCGCCATTGTATATCTTCAGGGCGAGTGCGTGAGCCTTGATGCCATTCACGTTGTTGTAAATCATGTCGGCAAAGTTCTCTCTTGCGTCCACCGTATGCGATGCCTTGTGGCTGATGGATGCGTAAATCTTGAAATGCTGAAAGTCTATCTTGCTCATATCGTTGTTATAGATTATTATTATATAAACAGTAAAAATTATCCTCATAAGGCGCACTATTACCATTGCGTACAATTAGTAACTTTACAACGGAATTGGCTTTTATTGTAATTTTTGAAGCCCCAATAAGTGCGATTCCTCCGAATGCAATATCTATATCTGCATTGTTAGATTTATGGCCTACAAGCGTGAGTACAAAGGCGTAATCGTATGTACTACTTCCGAACATCCAATACAGAAGATCGTTTTTTATATCCAAAAATACTGTCCTATTGGAGCCACTTGTGTTTTTGAGAAGTTGCAAAGGTCCGTCCATCCAATCTATGCTGTATATCTGGACTAAAGGAAGTTCCGCTGATACATCTTTGATTTTGCCTGCTTGAAGAACGCCACCCTCATTAACTACGATGCTACCAGACGATAATATAGAAACACGTGGTGAGGATGCGACTTTAGATTCTATCCTAAAAGCAGGACGGAACAAAGATGCGATGTCTTTTCCTTGTTGCATATTTTTGTTCAAGTACATAAATGTTGCTGCATCATCATCGTTTGGGTCAGCGTTAATTCCTAAAAACAACTGATGGAAAGTCCATTTAGCAGTGTTCTCATCATACAAGTAGTTTTGCAATCTTATTTGACTTGCACTGATCAATGTCTTTTGTTCTTCGGTTGTCCAATCATCAATGTTACCATAGTGTAGATTGTCTGATGATATTACCAAATTTCCAATATTTCCATTCGATGCGTTTATTTCTCCCGTGAACTTGCCGTTCTTTGCCTCGATGCTGCCATCTTCCAATATCTTGAAGTTGCCGTTGGCCGTGACGATTCCCTCCAATTGTATGTTGGCGGCCTTTATCTTCACACCGTCCTGACCCGCTCCGACAAATGATTTCAGATTACCGTCCCCGTCGATGGCGTACAGACCCGACACCTTGGAAGTGGTGATAAGCCCTGTCTCCTCCAGCATGTTCTCGTCCTTGTCGAACACGGCAGCGGAGATTTTCACAAGACGCTCGCTCTGCTCGAACAACGTGCGGTAGCGGTGCGTCAGCGCCTCGTACTTGTCGGTGCTGAGCACCAGCATATACATGTAGATGTCACCGTCAAACTCCAGACGGAAGTCGCCCGTTCCGTTCCACAGGCCGTTTCCAGTATATTGCACATAGCCTTCGGTCTCCGCAATCTCCTCGCTTATCTCCATGCTGTTGAAGTTGGCGAAGCCTGTCTTGTCCACATTCTCGAAGCGGACCTTCAGCGTGCCGACCTTGGCACAGCGGTAGAAGAATGTCAGATACACAGGCAGGGCCTCTTTCTGCCCCTCGTCATTGGTCGGGAACGTGGGCACATAGCGCAGGTTCCCGTGTTTCTGCAGTATGTACTTGTTGCGTATGCGCACCACCGTGCGCCCCATGTCCGTGACCACGCTTGCGCCGTCGCCTTTCTTGGAGAGCACGTTGCCGTTGGCCCATATCCACTTGTTGCCGACAAGGAAGAACACGGTCTCGTTCTCGGAGTTCCATTTCTCCAGCCCCGATGTGAACGTGGGGTTGTTCAGGTAGCCTTTCTCGCTCAGGAAGTCGTTCCGCACGCTGTCTATCGCGCTCTGCACCTTCCCCTCCGTTATCTCCAGCTTGGTCTTGATGTCCTCGCCGGTGGAAAGCAGGAACGTGCCGCGCAGATACACGTTGTCGGCATACAGGCCGTTGCCCTTCGGCTGGTTGTCCAGTGGAAAGCGGTCGTCCTTGATGTCGTTAAGGTTGCCGAGCCTTGCACGCAGGGCGTGGTCAAAGTTCTTGGCGTTCACTCCGTCCAGCACGTCCACTCTCGGGTGGCCGTCCTCCGAGGCGGAGATGAGGACGAGGTTCTGGCGGTTCGCCGTCTCGGTGTTGCCCATAAGCACACACTCGTCGCCCTCTTCGGGCTGTGCGGTCTCAAACTCGGATTTCTCCACAAGTATGCCACCATTCGCGATGCCGGCCACTTCCACCCAGTAGGCTTTCTGCGACGTGCCGGTGAACACCTGGCAGCGCATCAGGTCGTGCGCCACGAAGGTGTTCTCCTGCTCGAAGGTGATGTGCCAGTAGTCGCCCTGCTCCCGCACCGTCTTTATCTTGCCGTTGGCCGCGCTGACGCAAATCTGTCCGCCCACGCTGCGCACCTTGTTTATCAGCAGTTCAAAGACATTCATCACGCGCCTCACGGTTATCTTGTCAACTATCAGGTGCGACAGCAGGTCCTCGTCAAGGCCGATTTGCCAGCCGTTGTCTGTCATGCCACTGCCGCCATAGTTGGCGCTGCGCAACAGTTCGCGCACCACAAGGGTGAGCAATTCGGCATTGCCCTTGCCATCGATGCGCCCATTCTCTTCCAGTCCGATACCGATGCCTTCCTCGAAAGTGATTTTCTTCTTCGCACGGTCGTTGCGTTTCTTGCTGATGAACTCCTGCTGGCTCCGTCTTGCCGAAAACAGATTGTTGTCCGTAGGCAGAGTCGTGTCCCAAGAGCGTATCACGTCAGGCAGTTCCACAGTGTTCGCCTTCACCTCGCTCCGTACGCTCTCTATCTCGTCCGCCATGCGGCTCTGCGTCGTTTGCGACAGCACGTCGCTTATCTCGATGTCAGCCTCCGTCGGGCGCGCCAGCTTCTGGTCCACCACCGTTATGCGGCTCTCACGGTAGCCGCTCGCAAAAAAGCGGTCACTCTCCAGCCGCACCCTTTGCCCCATGCACGGTACAACGCCGCGTTTCTTCAGCGCCACATAGTCAGTCGAGCATTTGTACACGCTTTTGTCCAGGCAGTGCTCGTCCATGTATTTTTCCACCGCCGTCGCATACTCCTCCTCCGCTATCGGGTAATACTCGTCCGGCATCCTCACGTTCCACAGTATATAGGTGTCCTCCGCTTTCGGCTCCAGCACTCCGCCCGGCACCTGCGTGTCGTCATCGTATGGCCATATCGTTATCAGCTCAAACTCCCGTGTCTCGCTGTTATAGTTCACCTCAAAGTAGTGCTCCCCGTCCTCGTCGTTGCCCAGACCGGCCAACTGCCCCGTCTGGAACGTCACGCGCTTCACCAGACCTCCTATCTCATATTCGTTCGGATCGAAGTTCATCTCGCCGTCCGTGAAGTAGTATATGTCGAATGGCTTGCCGTCATCGCCCTTTTTCGTCTCCTTCCTCACCGAGCTCACCTTGCCCGTGCGCCGCGGGTATATCTCCTGGAACGCCGTCTGCTCGAAGTGCTCCACAATGCCCAGATCCGTGTTCCGTTCCACATACGTCGCACGGCTCGGCAGTAGCAGTCGGCTGCTGCCGTATTTCTCAGCGTCTATGTTGCGGCTGCTGCCTATCGGAAACAGTCGGGTGAAGAACTTCACGTTGTCAGCCGAGTCACGCTCTATGCTCAACAGACCGTTGCCGTAGCCCAGCGTCACCTCGTCGCCCCTCTCGCAGCGGCACACGTTCACCGTCATGCCCTCTATCCACCATTCCGTCCCGGCCTCGTCGGCTATCTTCTTCAGAGCGTCGTTCCCGTACAGACCCTCCGAGTAGTCCACCACGATGTTGCCCGTAGCCTCCACTTTGCCCACCTTCCAGTCCGTTATGTCGCCCATCCAGCGGTTCAGGTTCTTCACCACCAGGGCCACATGCTCACGCGCCGTCGCCGTGTAGCTGAATACTGGCGAGTCCTCCGTGTTCAGCATCAGAGCCTGTTTGATAAGGCTCGCCGCACCGTACAGTTTCACCGAGTACGTCCATTTCCTGCGACCCGTCTGCTTCGGAGTGTACGTCTCCACACACCAGAACTTCCGCCCTTCCCACACCGTCCAGTCGTTCAGCTCCAGTGTCACGCACTCCTGGCTGTCCAGTGTCACGCTCAGGTAGTCGTCACCGCCCACCTCCTCGTGGTGAGTGCTGCTACTGTCGGGCACCAGCGTTGTCCTCAGCCGGTTCCGTTTGTCATATATCTTCAGCTCCATGTCCTTTGATGTCCTTTTTATCGTTGTTTTATCGTTGTTTGAATACCTTGCAAACGCCGTTTCAGTACAGAGGCTTCGGCTCCCTGAATTTCAGCCGCATCCTGCTGCACACGCCGCCTTCGCCTATCGGCGTCAGTTGCTCCGTCTCCGTTGCCCCCAGATACCGCAGTCTGAACGTGCGGTCTATCTCCGGTAGCCTCACCTCCAGCCATCCGTCCTTGCCCGTCCGCAGCATCGTGAAGAACCTGCCGTAGTTCACGAAGTACGCCTGCGCCGACTCAGCCCATAGGCAGAAGTACAGCTCCACGTCACGCGCCTGCAGATGCAGCTCTATTTCTTCCGGTAGCTCCTCCCCGTCAGCGTCAGGGTTGTCCACCACAGTCAGCTCCTTCGTCGTGCTCGGCTTCAGCAGAGCCTCATAGTTAGTCCATTCTCCCTCCTTCTTCTCCGTCAGGAACACGCCCCATTCCTTCGCTGCGTCCTTGTCGTTTATGTACAGCAGACCTTTCGTTATCTCCATGCTCTTTCCTCCTTTTTCTTACCTTGTTTTAATGCCGTCCCTACGCAGCGTAGTCAGATCATCCTTCATGTCACGCATGTCCTTGCGCATCAGTTTCAGCGTCTCGCTGCACTCGCCAGTGTTCGCATCTATACGTTTCAGGTGTCCCAGAGCCGTCTGCATGCTCCCCGCCACATTCTCCACGTTCGTGTCTATGTTCGTCTCGTGCACCAGCATCGCCGTGTACAGACCCTCCAGTTTCGTTATGCTCTCCTGCGAGGCCGTCGTGTATGCACCGCTCTTTCCCGTCTGCGTCGTGCTGTCCCCCTGCCACAAGTCCAACCCCTTCTCCTTCGCCATCTGACGATACTTCTCCAGCAGCGCGTTGAAGGTACCCTGCTGGCTCAGAGCATTGTCCGTCATGTCGTCCAGAATCCGCACATAGTTGCCAAACTTCTCCTCGTCCGTCAGGTCCTCGCGCTTCATCACGTCCAGCATCTCCTCCTGAGCCTTCTCCAGCAGTGGGGCTATCGTCACCGTGTATATCATCTGCTCCGCCAGCTTCTCCAGCATACCCGTCAGCGAGTCCGCAAAAGCCTTCCCCGCATCAGTACCGTTCTTGAAGGCATCCACTAGAGCGTCCGTCAGCGTCTGCCCAAGGTCGCCGAACACACCCTCAAAGTAGTCCTTCACAGACTCCCAGGCCTCCTCTGCCTGGTCATATAGGTCTATGATATACTGCAGGGCCTCCTTGTCATTCTTCGCAAACTCACGGCTGTTCATTATGCTCTCAGCCAGCTCGCGGTTAAAGTTCCCCGCACTGTCTATCAGCTCAGGATAAACGTCCAGTATGCTGCTGTACGTATCCTTGCCCTTGCCCCAGCCGAACAGACCCGTCTTCTTATGTCCCGTCTTTATCTCAATGTCTGCCAGACCCGAGTACGCATCCTTCAGCTCCGAGTAGCCCTTGTTCACAATCTTGTTCCAGAAGGCATTCCCAGTATCAAGGTATCCGAACTTCTGCTGCTGCTCAGCCGTGCCCGCAATCTCCGCCTTCAGGCCAGCGTAGGCATCCTTCATCACCCTCACAGCGTTCGCAGCCTTCCCATAAGTGTCCGTGCCGAATATCGTCTGAGCCTTCTCCAGCTCCAGATTCTGCTCCATCAGCAGCAGGTTATACTCACGCTGCTGAGCCGTCACCTCCTCCATGATCTTCTCCAAAGCAGCCTTATGACGAGCGCTCGCCTGAAAAGCCTTCGTCACCCAGCCGATAGCCTCGCCCGCGGCAGCAGCTATGCCGCCAACGACGCCGCCCTCAGCAAAGCCACGGCCTATGTTGCTCACACTCGTCATCACACCCTGCACAGCATCCATCGCCTCAGCCATGCCATCGTTACCCGCCGCCTCAAACATCTCGCTCAGCCTGCCGGCCAGGTCGCCCACCATCTCAGCAGAAGCCGCAGCAGACTCACCAAGGCGCTTCAGCTTAGCCTCAAGGCCCTTCTCCTCACCATCCTCGCCGTGCTTGAACAGCTCCCCAACCGCATCAGCCAGAGCCCTGAACGGATTCTTACCGAGCACCTCCTTCTTCAGCTTCTCATACTGCTCAGTCAGAGCCTTCAGTTTCTCAGGGCTCTTCTCCAGAGCCTTCAGCTCAGCCGGCGAAAAACCAAGCCCCGCCATATCCTTCTGCGTGATCCTCCGCTCCGTCCTTCCGTTCCCGTACTTTATCACAGCCGTGCCCTCAGCGTCCTTCGTCCCACGCAGATAGTCCATCAGCACCTTTATACGGTCTATTATCTTCTGAACCTCAGCCACACTCTTCTCCGAAGTGTCAGCAAACAAGTCCACAAGCACCTTGTTCTCCTTGCCCAGCTCCGTCAGCTGAGCCTCGTCCACAGACTTCAGCGCAGCACGCTCCTGCTTCGCCAGCTCTGCCAACGCACGCTCCTTCACATCCTCGCCTATAGGACGCCCGTCTGCGTCCACAGCCTTCTCTATATGAGCACGATCCTTAGCAAACTTCTCGCTGATGCTCTTGCGCTGCTCCTCGTAGTCTTGGTACTTGGCGAGCAAATTCTGATAGAGCTTTGCTTCGGAATTTTGCTTGTATGCGTTTGCGGCTTCAGTATATTGTTTCAGATAGTTTTTTTGGTCAGCACTCAAATCATCCATAGTAACAGTTGGACGCTTCAACCCTTGCTTCTTCCAGTTAGGATGAGCCTGTTCAAATGAGAGGTCTGATATATTCTGAAGTTCATCTACCCATTCTTGCTGGCGCAAACGGTTCGCTTCGATAAGTTTATCGTAATTGAGATTTATCGTTTCAAGTTCCTTGTCAAAACCCTCTTGCAAGCCGTCAATCTCCGCTTGTTTCAAATCAAATGCGGTTTGCTTTTCTGACGCTTCTTGTTTACGTTGTGCCGCTTCTACCTGACGCCCTTTCTCTTCTTGCTCTGCAGCCTTTATATTAGCTTTCTCCTGAGGTGTAAGACCTGTGTTCTTTGTCTTTTTTGTTTTCTTTGATGTGTCACCACCTGCAGCCTCATAGTTTGCCTTTGCCTTCTTTTCTTCATCGCGTGCCTTGCGCAATGCTGCAAGATAGGACGCTTCATCAGGATAAAGGGAACGATTGTTGCGATTCTTTATGACTTTATTTACTTCATTCTGTGCATTAGTCCATGCGGTTTTTGCATCTTTCATGAAGTCTTTAGAGGCATTCTCGTGTATGCTTTTCATACGAGCAGTGGCCGATTTGATGCGATTTTGCAATTCGTCAACACTAGTTGCAACACTCTCCCCTGGAAGTTGTACAAGTTTCTTTCCTTGCTTGTTTGCAGAGGAGATACAATTTTTGTAGAAGTTGATAGTCTTTTGAGCGGTCTCTGCGTTCATACTATTCAACTTTGCCATAAACTTGTTATGGTTATCTGTTCGCACTTGCTGCACATCTTTCCACACCGTACCCTCTGAAGCTTTAATCAACGATTCTATAGCGGAGTTGAATGTCTGAAACGTGCCACGCACGTTCCTCACTTCTTTATTATATTTCTTGTCAAGGTTCTGATAGAGATTATAATCAGAATCTGACATATTCAAGCGACCGGTTTTGTAGTACTGCTTGCGCAATTCCAAATATTTCTTCAGATCCGCCACTCGTTGTCGGTCTGCCTTCAAATTACCTTCGCCTTTAAGATTACGTTCCTCACGAAGTTCCTCGTTATATTCTCGGCGTGCCTCCGTCAGTTTGTCGATAAGTTCCTTTTCGGTCTTGTATTTTTCAAATACTGACGGCATCAATTTCTTTAGCTTTTCTAGGGCTTCTAGTCTGTCTAGTTCCGCTAGATTTTCATCTGTTATGGTGCTTATACATTTTTCAATCGCTTCTTTTTTGTCATTGATTGCATCTGTCTGTTCTTTCTCACGATCAGCCGCACGTTGAGCCTCGTCAGCTGCTGCAGAGCAATTCTTTGAATATATAGCCAGCGCAGCGGCAGCAGACAAAATAACAGTTGCAAGTAACACATAAGGATTGGCATTTGCTGTTATATTGAAGGCTTGCTGTGCAGCTGTTGCAAGTCCCAATTCTTTACGGAACATAGCCACAAGGCGAATGTTTTCAACAAAAGAAGCAGCCTTCTGTACTGCCAGTGTTGCAATCAAAGCTGTTTTATAACTGCCATATACCGCAACAAGCGACATAAGGGCTTTTCCTACCGCTTCATAGTTCTTTACAAGTTCTGAAGCCACTTCAACGCTGCCCGTTAAAATACCCTCACTCTTTTCGCCCATGGCATTGAACATGTTGTCAATAGCACCTTCCAAATTTGAGATTTGTCCCTTCAAACCTTTGCTTTGCTTATCCAGCATACCATGAAATTTGCCACCCTCTGCGGTTGCGTCTGCAAATGCCTGTGCCACCATTTCAGAACTGATAGCACCTGCGGAAATTTCGTCTTTGAGTTGCCCTATGCTTTTGCCTGTTTTTTCCGATATGATAGCGAGTGGATTGAAACCGACATTTATCATCTGGAGCAAATCCTGTCCCATCAGTTTGCCTGTAGCCGACATTTGCGAAAATGCAAGTACAAGCGAGTTGAAGCGGTCACGGTCGCCCATGGAGATGTCACCAATCTGCTTTAGGGTTGGTATGACTTTCTCCGCTTCGATATTGAATGCGAGCATAGTCTGCGCTCCTCCTGCAAGATCATTAAGCATAAGCGGTGTGTTCACGGCATATTCACTCAATTCGCTGAAGAACTGTGTGGCTTTGTCCTTGCTGCCTAACAATGTTTCAAACGAGATGATGAGGTTTTCCACTTCCTGGCGCACATCGATCATTGTTTTCACAAATTCCATAGCCTTCTGTGCCGTGAACACACCGCCAATGGTCATGCCGACCCGTTTCAAGGACTCATCAAGCAAATTAGCCTTAGTCTGGGCATCTAACATGCCCTGGCTAAGGTTCCCTTTCATCAATAATTCTACTTCTACAGCTTTCATGTCATTTCTTCAGTCTTGTTTGAAAACACTCCAGGATCTCCTGAGCGGTCCGCTTCCCTTTCACTTTACGCGACGGCCCAGAATCTTCCTTGCCCTTCACCTTCACATACCGCGGGGCATCGGCAAGCATCAGCACCAGAGTCTCCCAGTTCACACCCCACAGCATATAGTCCACGCTCCAGCCTGTCGCCTGAGCCACCTGCCAAAGCATACCAAAGAGGCTATGTGAACTCTCATACTTAGTTCTTAACTCCCCTTCTTTTAATGGCTCGCTATCGTCGGCTTCAGCGGATTCGTCGCCGCCGACAATGCGATAATACTCTCGAAACCCCGCGTACCCAGCAGAAGCGTCCAACGTCGGAAAGCAGCCTCAAGCCAAACGTCATCCACCCACCAGCGTAGCAACCAAGCCACCACGCCCGTCAGCAGCAGCCCGCTCCACTTCCCCCTGCATATCGTCAGAGCAACAATCCGGCTCACAGTGCGACCGTGCTCCCCAAGCCAAGCCAGACGCTCTGACTCTGTCATCGCCTCCAGCTCCGCGTGAGTCACGTTCATGCCGGCAAACAGACGAGCTATACGTATCTGACCGCCAAGACGCGGACGGCCCATCCTGAAACGCAGACGTATCGCCTCCTTGCGCCACGGCAGACGCAATTCCTTAAAAGGAACGGAGACACCCACGTCCAAAAGTGCCTCCGCTGCCTCCTTCTCAATATGGCTGTCTTTCATCGCTCTCAGTGTTTATCTATCCAGCCACATCATCAATGCTGTAAGGCTTGCTACCGTCGTCCGGAATCATCACCTCAACCTCAACCTTCACCTTCGACACACTGTCCAAGTTCAGGTCGCCGTCAATGTATGCCGAGATGAAAGCCTTCCGGATGTTTATCTCGTGCGACGAGTCCGTCTGTATCGTCAGTGGACTCGTTATCTGCACCAGGTCCGATGGAGCTTCCCAGCCCGTCGCTTTCTCCGCCGTCTTCTTCACCACACCGCCCATCAGAGCTGCCATGTTCTCGTAGTCCATCTGGATAAGGTCAAAGCTCGGAGCTATCGTGCCGTTCGACTTCGGAATCACAAGCACAGGACCGCCATGCTTCTGGGCAGCGTTGATCTTCGTCACCTCGCCCTTCGCACCGTTCAGCTTGAAGCTGTTTTCCTCAATGTAGCCAAGCTTTTTTTCGCCTACCTTAACGACCGCCAGGCCGTACATAAAATCGTTCATAAATCTTCATTGTTAAAATTGTTATTACCGTACAGACTATTCCGCCTGCAATAAATACACACCAGTCCACCCACCACAACCCTCGCTCTTTCGAACGTTCTTCAACCGCCGTTTGAGCACAGCCCTGAAGGTGCGCGTTCTTCACGCTCAGGCGCTCGTTCTCCGCCTCATAATACGCACACAGACGCGCCAAACTGTCGCAGCCGCTCTCTATCACCAGGGTAGGAGGCTTACCGCCCGCGTTCTGCTTCACACTCGCCTTCACATGCGCACGGCCCGAGCTCGCAGCATAGCTCGCTCCTTCAGGCAGTCGCCACAGACCGGAGTCAAGCGCTATCTCCAGCAATGCCGTGTCCGCCTTCACCGGCGCCGTCCACCACGCCTTCATCACGCTCGTCGCGGCGCTTGCGCTGTCCTTTCGCACTGCGCTTGCCGACACTTTGTTTTCCGACCTCACCGTCTGTCTCGTCGAGCTGCAGCTCGCTGCTGACAGGACAAGCAGCCCTGTGAGGACATAGCTGAATAGCCTCAATGGCACGCGACAGACGGTTGACAGCACGTCGCGTGAGGTTGTTTTCAGCCACCAGTTTCTCAGTGATCTTTGTCGTCTCTTCATATTTCTTCTGCGTTTCAACAAGCAGCGTCGATACGTCTTCGTACATCACCTTGTAGGTGTCATGCACGCTCTTCGCCGTCTCGGCCTCCTTCACCTTGCGGTTCGCAACCCAAGCGATGGCGGCACCTATGCCGCCCGAGGGTATAGCCCACTGCAGGATTTGCATGATTACTGTGTCCGCCATCCTTGTTTTCTCTTTATTCGTTATTTACTCTGTTTTTACACTCTCCTTACTGCCTGATGCCGATGCTCTCCAACCATGCCTTCACGTCAAAACTCGGGCAGGCTTTATTCACGCCGGGCAGGTCACGGTGACCCACAATCTTGATCTGTGGAAACCTCTCGTGAAAGTCCCTCACGTAGTCAGTCATAGCCTTCAGCTGTGCCGCCGTGCGCGTGTCCTTGGCCGTCTTGCCGTCCTTTGCCAGACCGCCGGCATACACCACATGGCGGCTCACCGAGTTATAGCCCGCAGCACCGTTGGTCACCTCCCAGGGGTCCACCTCCGCATCCTCGTTGTTCTTCACCAGGCGCTCCACTGTTCCGTCCAGATGGAACAAATCGGTGTAACCCACCTGCTTCCAGCCCCTGCCGCCCTTCTTCACCGGGTCAGTGTGCCAATGGCGTATCTCTTTAGAGCTTACCTCACGCCCTTCTGGCGTGGCTGTGCAGTGCAGCACCAGATATTTCATCCTTGCCATAGCCTAGCCGATGGGGTCAGCATACTCTGCTAAACCGCGTTCCACAACGTCATGGGCACGATCCAGCTCAAATTCAAGCACCTCGCCTGCCTCGTGCACCACGCTCAGGTCTTCCTTGTCGCGAAACTTTGCCACGACCTTCACACTCACTGTCTTTTTCTCTGCCATAATCTTTTTTTATTTTAGTTGTATTTGTTACCTGGGCGGAGGCGGTTCCACGCACTCCGCCGTTCCCAGTTTCTATCCCTCGGGCACGTAATTGAATTTCTTGGTCTTTCTCCAGTCCATCACCACAATCTCCTCGCCGAAGCCAACGTTCGTGTCGGCCTTTATCAGCAGCTTGAAGAAGTACAGCTCCGATGGGTTGCTCAGCTTGTCTATCTGGATCACGTTCTCGTCGTCCTGAAGGTTCACCGCAGCGAAGAAGTTGCCGTCCGCATCGGGCGAGCACAGCGTCGCCATGATGAGCGAGTCAGGCCAGGCGGCCACAGTCTCGATGGCGATGCCCTTGAAGCGCTTGCTGTTCACCTCGCTCTCGTTAGAGTTCTTGTGCTCGCGCTCTGTCAGTTCCTTGTCATACTGGTCAAAGTCGTCAACGCTCATCAGAATGCGCAGGTTCGGGTTCTCGCGCATCGCCTTGGGGATGGCGTTGCGCACAGCATACAAGCGGTCTATCATCGAGGTGGGGCCCTCAGGGTTCACCACAATTACGTCGCTTGCCTTGGCTGCTTGCGTCAATATGCCGTCCATCAGCTGGTCGTCGGTGCCGCCGCTCACATACTCGCCGTTCACAAACAGGTTGCCAAGCTCAAACTGCACCTGCTTCGACAGCGCCTCCAGAAGAGCGTTCTGGGCCTCGGGAGGAAGTTCCGCAAACACCAGGTTGCCCTTAGGCTGCCACTTTCTCCATATCTGCTCAAAAGCTCGTGGGTTAAACACCGTGAACGCCATGAAGTCGTGGGGCTCCAAGGTCTGCTCGCTGTAATTGAAGTCGCCCTGGGCATCGCTCTTCTGAGGGTCTTCCTTGCGCTTCTGCAGCATCTTGCCCGCCTTTAGGCGTGGCACGCTGATTTTCTTTTCCACACCGGGAATCACCATGATGAGTCCCTTGTCCACAAGCTCGTTGCCCGTGGTCGCAACGGTCAGGATGCGCTCCAGCACCTCGCCGTTGTAGTTCGTGTTCTTTACTACTATTGCCATTTGTTTTCCTTTTTATGGTTCTTCTGTCTCTCGTCCTTTACTGGAACTGGCGCTTCATGCGCGCTTCCCTGATCTGCTTCTGGCGTTGCTCCCATGGTCCGTCGCTCACGCCGGGCTGCACATGCAGGTCGTTCATCACCTTGCGCTTCGGGGTCAGTGCGGAAAGCACCTTCTTGCCCTCGGCCATGTTTCCCTTCAGAATGTTCTCGAATGTCGGGCGGCTTTCAGCGTTGATGCGGCCGTCCTGCTCAGCTGCGTCCAACAGTTCCTTGCGCTCAGCCTCTGCGTCTGCCTCGGCTTTGTCCTCAAAGCCCTTCAGCTTCGTCTTCAGCGCTTTGTTCTCGTCCTCCAAGGTCTGTGCCTTGCCGGCAAGGGTCGCATAGTGCTGAGCCCTCGCCACCACTTCTTCATCACTCTTGCAGTCCTTAAACTGCGCCTGTTTCTTCAGTTCTTCTAATGTCATATCGTTCGCTTTTTGTGGCTCGTTCCTGAGCCGGTTGTTGAATGTTGTGTATATCTCCTCTGGAGTGCTGTCCTCAGCCACGGGGTCCGCATCATAAATGCCGTCTATCAGACCCATCTGCAGGGCCTCCTGCGCCGTCAGCCAGTGGTCTGTCCCGTCAAAGTATTGGGCTTTCACTTCTTCTTTGCTCATGCCCATGCGTTGGGCGTACATCTCGCCCAGACTGTCCTCCAGGCTCTCTATCTCCGCGATGCACTTCGCCATCTCTTGCTTGTTGCCGTAGCAGCCACCGCTCACGCTGTGAAGCATCAGACGCGCATACCGGCTCATCTCCACTGGCTTGCCGCACAGCGCTATCACGCTCGCCATGCTCGCCGCCACACCGTCCACGTAAAGACGTATGTCTGCATTGCTCTGGCGGATGGCGTTGTAGATGGCTATACCGCTGAACACGTCGCCGCCGTTCGAGTTGATGCGGATGTCTATACGCTCACTCTCCTCGGCGCAGGCTGCCAGCTCGGCGGCTATCTGCCAGCTCGCCACCTCGTAGCCGATGTTGCCATACATGTAGATGGTGCTCACGCTCGCCGCTTTCTTGATATTGAAATATTTGCTCATTGTCTCCTTCTTTGTCGGGCAGTTTGCCCATGTTGCGGTTGCAAAGTTAATGGCTTTCCAACCTCATTCCATACCCCCTGTTTTATCATGAAACGTTATGCCGGCATCATAACGCCGCAACTTGTCATCATGCTTTTCACTCGCTCGGATTCACTCCTTTTCACGGTAATTTTGCACTGCATTTATTCACATTATAAACAGATTTTTCAATGGCAGATTTAACCAATACACAGAAAAAAGAGTGGGCTCGCACGCTTTATCTCCGGGAAAACCTCACACAGCAGGAGATTGCCGACCGTGTGGGAGTGTCACGCGTCACAGTCTCAAACTGGTGCCGCGGCGGCAAATGGGAGGAACAGAAGGTCGGACTCACACTCACACGACGTGAGCAGGTACAAAGCCTCTATCGTCAGGTAGCCGAAGTCAACAACGCAATACAGCTCAAACCAGAGGGACAACGATACCCTGATGCTAAGCAGGCTGACACTATCGTGAAGCTCACATCCGCAATACGAAACATGGAGCAAGAGGTGGGTATCGCCGACCGCATCGCTGTGCTCACTGATGTCATCGAGTGGATGCGACCATCCGACCTCGACAAGGCAAAGGAGCTAACCTCGCTTTTCGACGCTTACATCAAGGACAAACTCTAACGGCGTATGAAACAGACTGACCGTATAGCACTACAAAACTGGGAAAAGTTCAAGGACAACATCGCGCGCGCAACGCCCGTCGATCGCTCCATGTCACAGGCCGAAATACAGAAGCACCGTGCATGGCTTGAAGCACGCCCGCTCGAATGGATAAAATTCTTTTTCCCGAACTTCGCACAGTATGAGTTCGCACCTTTTCAGAAAAGGGCCATACGACGCATTCTCTCCAATCCCGAGTGGTTCGAGGTAATCTCATGGAGCCGAGAGCTCGCCAAGTCCACTTGTGCCATGTTCTGCATCATGTACCTCACACTCACCGGGCTTAAACGAAATGTCATACTCACATCCAATTCCTTCGACAATGCCGTCCGCCTGCTCGACCCGTTCCGGGCCAACCTCGAAGCCAACGGGCGCATCATTGCCTACTACGGAAAGCAGCAGTCGCTCGGCTCATGGACGGAGGACGAGTTCATCACCAAGCAGGGCGTGGCATTCCGGGCACTTGGTGCAGGGCAGTCGCCACGTGGCTCCCGCAAGGATGCCGTCCGCCCGGATGTATTGATTGTCGATGACTTCGACACAGACCAGGACACGCTCAATCCCGACATCATACAGAAACGATGGGACTGGTGGGAGAAGGCGCTTTACCCAACGCGCTCTGTCTCTGAGCCTACACTGGTGCTCTTCTGCGGCAACATCATCGCCAAGGACTGCTGTGTCGTACGCGCAGGAGCAATGGCCGACCATTGGGACATCGTTAATATCCGCGACAAGGACGGACACTCCACATGGCCCGAGAAAAACTCTGAGGAGCACATCGACCGTGTTCTCGCCAAGATTTCCAAGAAGTCAGCGCAGGGCGAGTACTTCAACAACCCCATCTCAGAGGGCGAGATATTCTCCGAGATGGCTTTCGGAAAGGTGCCGCCGCTCTCCAAGTTCAAGTTCCTCGTGGCTTACGGCGACCCCGCTCCAGGCGAAGGCAAGGGCAAAAAAGGCAAGTCGTTCAAGACGGTCTCACTCCTCGGCAAGCTCTCCGGCAAGCTGTACGTCATAAAGACGTTTTTGGCTCAGGCGCTCAATGCCGAGTTCATCGACTGGTATGTGCAGCTGCTCGCATTTGTCGGAGGTCGTGCTCCTGTCTATTGCTACATGGAGAACAACAAACTTCAGGACCCGTTCTTTCAGCAGGTATTTAAGCCGCTCGTCGCCAAGGTGCGACGCGAGCAGGGCGTACAGCTCTACATCAGGGGCGACGAGGAGAAGAAAACCGACAAGGCAACACGCATCGAGGCCAATCTGGAGCCCATGAACCGTGCCGGTAATCTCATACTCAACGAGGCGGAACGCGACAATCCACACATGAAGGAACTCCTCGACCAGTTCACGCTCTTCACTCTCTCCCTACGCTATCCGGCCGACGGTCCTGATGCCGTAGAGGGCGGCAATCGCATCATCGACGAGATTCAGCACAGGGCAGAACCGCCCGTCACACGCTCGCGTGCCGACATACGCACACGCAACAAACGAAGATTATAAATTCAAAACAATGTATATATGAGCCAATTCGTACAACTTTCCGACTACGATGCCTCCATCCACCGCGAGATTCTCGATGCGCTCACCAGAGCCGACGAATCGGTCATCGAGATTTGTGAGGATCGGGCCATCGCCGAAATGAGGTGTTATCTCTCCAAACGATACGACTGCGACCGTATCTTCGCGGCCACTGGGGCCGATCGACTCCAGCTCGTACTCATGATGGTCATAGACATCGCCGTATACCACATCTTCTGTATTCACAACCCGCAGAAACTCTCACAGTTGCGCAAGGACCGCTACGACCGGGCAGTCGAGTGGATGAAGGCGGTCGCCGCAGAAGACATCTCCATCCAGGGGGCACCGCTACTGCCCGAGGAGGTGCGTGCTGCACATGCGCCATTCCGCTTGAAAAGCAACCCCAAACGGGTCAATCACTGGTAACTGACAATTAAAAATTCTGATTATGACAAAACGAAAGTATAGCAAAGCCCCAAAGGGCAAAATCACCATTGGCGGAAACATTCCGCAGCAGGGACAGCAGCGCCCCAATGTCATTGTGCTCACGCAGCCAAAGCGCTTCGGCATCGACATCGCCGACTTCACTTCGGCTGTCCGGGCGGCAGAGGATGTCGATTTCTCGCGACGATACAAACTCTACGACCTTTACTCTGACATACTCATGGACACACACCTCTCCTGCGTCATCGAGAAGCGACACAATGCAGTACTATGTGCCGACATCGAGTTCTGGAGAGACGGCAAGCCCGACGAGGCGGTCAACGAGCAGATTAAGTCACCATGGTTCTCACGACTCGTCACCGACATTATAGATGCCAAGATGTGGGGCTTTTCCCTCTGCCAGTTCTATCGCCAGGGGGAGTGGGTCGATTACGACCTCATCCCAAGAAAGCACGCTGACCCGGTGCGCCGACTCATACTACGACGTCAGACCGACATCACCGGCACCTCATGGGACGAATATCCCGACTTGCTTTTCATCGGATCGCCTTCTGACCTCGGACTCCTCGCCAAGGCTGCACCATGGGTCATATACAAGCGCAACACCACGGGCGACTGGTCACAGTTCTCCGAGGTCTTTGGCATGCCCATTCAGGAGTACACTTACGAGACCGATGACGAGGACTCACGACAGCGAGCCATCGACGATGCATACAATGCCGGCTCGCTCGCAGTTTTCGTGCATGGCAAGGACACCACGCTAAACCTCGTTGAGGCGGGCAACAAGACGGGGTCGGCAGATGTCTACGAGAGATTCTGTGAGCGCTGCAACAACGAGATTTCAAAGCTCATACTCGGAAACACGCTCACCACCGAGTCCTCAGAAAACGGAACGCAAGCGCTCGGCACGGTACACAAGAAGGTGGAGGACCGAGTGGCGCAGGCCGACAGACGATACATCCTCGATGTGCTCAATTATGACATGACGGACATATTCCAGCGCATGGGCATCAATACCTTTGGCGGAGAGTTCTGTTTCCCCGAGCAGAAGGACATCGACCCTCCCACAAAGATGAACATACTCACGCAGCTGCGAGCCAACTTCCAGCTGCCTGTCTCCGACGACTATCTCTATGAGGAGTTCGGTGTCGAAAAACCTGCCGATTACGACAAACTGAAAGCCGAACAGCTACAAAAAAAGGAGGCGCTTGCCTCCATTGCCAATCAGCAGCTCCCTGCCGATGATGATGACGAACCCGATAACAGCGACGACAAAAAGAACTCCGAACCGTCGCCCAAACAAAAAAAGTCTTTCAAAAACTGGCTGCGCTCTTTTTTCGCAAAAGCCCCGCAACCGGGCGGGGCGGATTTAGAGTGGTAGTCAACAATCTCTACCAAGCGAAGACTGACGATGTGGCTGCGTCCATGGAGTTCTCAGACGACTTCATCGCGCAGGTTCTCCACGACATCTACCGTCGGGGCAAGGCTCAGTCTCCCGCCGACCTTTCGCCCGAACTGTTCCGTGCTATCCTACGTAGGTTCAATGAGGCAACAGCACAGGGCATGGCTGCATCCGATGGGCCCGACATGGATGACGACTTCCGACAGGCGCTACGCCATTCCAACGAGGTCTTCTCTGCCTTCAAGGTCCACCGTATGCAATCTGATATGGCAAGACTTCTCACCGATTCAAACGGCGATTTAAAGCCGTTCAATCAGTGGGCAAACGATGTCCTGCCCATCGCCTCGCATCAGTGTGGGGCATGGCTGCGAACAGAGTACGACACGGCGGTTGTCCGCGCACACCAGGCTGCCGACTGGCAGCAGTTCCTACGGGAGGCAGACGTGCTGCCCAACCTCAAATGGATGCCATCCACATCGCCCAATCCGGGAGCCGACCATCAGCTCTTTTGGAACACGGTCCGACCCATCAACGACCCCTTCTGGAACGAACACCGACCGGGCGATCGATGGAACTGCAAATGCTCGCTTACATCCACCGACGAGCCATGCACTGCTACGCCTTCTTCCGACAAGGCAAGCAATCCGCAGCCCGGACTCGATTCCAATCCAGGAACTGACGGGGCTGTGTTCGCACAGTCGCATCCGTATTTCCCCAAGTCATGCAGCTCATGCAGTTTCTATAAACCGGGCTTCAGGGACAAGCTGAGCCATTTGTTCAACAACAAGGCTAAAGACTGCTACAACTGCCCGTACATCAACAACTGTTTAGACTCGTTATGCAAATCAGATAAGCCAGATAAGGAGAAATTAAAAGCTAATAGGGTTGAATACAAACGCTTGCTTCACGACCCAGAATACAAAGATGTTGTTTTCGACAAACGTACTGGTGGACTCAAAGCCGCACATATTGGTCATATAACTCATGAGGGCGAACACGCACAAAGGTTCTTTGGCGGACTTACTTCTTCCGACCTGGAAAATGAATGTCAAAATCAACTGTTCTCAATGGGACACAAAGCTATCTTCTGTAATGAGACAAAAAAGAAAAATGGACAGCAATTAGCGGCTCTCGATATGGTTATGGATGACAAATATATGGACATACGCTCGGTTACTGGACGTGGATGGTACTCAAATATATTTGTTAAAAAGAATGATCAGTTACGCCGATACAACAGCAGAAGCGACGTCGAGGAGAAAGCGGATGCTCTTTGTCTGTATTTCCATGATCCAAACCTGTTTGATGAGACAAAAATGAAAAAATCCATCAACTATTTCAAGTTCTATCGGAATTTTGACGGGAATCTGCTTGATAAGGATTTGAAGCATATCTATTGTGTCATAAAGGGTAGAAACGAGTTGCTTCACTATGAAATATGAAAAAAGCCGGGTCTCTCAAGGAACACCCCGGCGCCGGATGCGTGCCGAAACACACATAACTTATTTCTAAGTCACTGCAAAGATAACAATAATAATTTAATAAACAAGCGTTATGAACAAATTTTTCTCTTTTTTCGCAGCGTCTAACCGATACAAGCATCTCATCGGCGGCTTCATCGTCGCCACACTTGCCGGTTCTTTCTATGCTGCCATATATGCCGCAGCCGTCGCTGCATCGTGCCTTGAGCTAAAAGACCGCCTATACGGCAACCTCTGGGACTGGACTGACTGGCTCTGCACCTTTCTCGGCGGCATCATCGCAGCACTCATGTTTTACGTCTTATTCCCAATGGTATGGAACTAAAGGATTTCTCAAAACAACTAAAATCGCATAGCAAACAAATCGACCATCTTATGCGAAGGCGCCTCCCCGTCATTGCAGGACGCATGGCAAAGGACTTCTTTCAGAACAGTTTCCGCATCAGTGCCTTTGTCAATGGTGGGGTCCACCATTGGCAAACTACCGGGAGGCAGCTCGCAGGAGGCAAGACGGCAGCATCGCGCTATGGACCGCTCCATTCCTCACGCAACCATCTGTTCGCGTCCATAAAGTACACGCCGTCAGACTATCGCGTCAAGGTGGCAAACGACCTGCTATATGCTCCCATACACAACTGGGGAGGAACACTCCACCCCTCTGTCACACCTAAGATGCGACGCTTTGCATGGGCCATGTTCTATCGCGAGGCGGGCATCAAGCGAAACGCCTCCAAGAAAAGCAAAAAGAAGCGTACCGACGAGGCTGCTGCAAATCCACGTGCACAGAAGTGGCGTGCCCTCGCTCTCACAAAAAAGAAGAAACTCTCCGTACATATCCCACAGCGACAGTTCCTCGGAGATAGCCGAGAGCTGCAGGACATGATACACGAACGCACAAAACAGGAAATTATCAAGATATTAAACTCAGAAAAATAAAATCATTATGGAAGAATTGTTCAAACTCATTATCGAACTCATCACTAACAAAATGACCAGTCTCTCACTCGTTGACGAAGACTGTGGTCAGTTGGAGGCAGGCATTGAGGAAGATACCTACCCAGTCACCTTTCCGTGCGTCCTCATCGGCAATCTCGAAGCCGATTGGATTAATGTCGGCATGGGAGCCCAGAAAGGGCAGGTGAAGTTCTCTGTACGTCTCGCCGTCGATTGCTATGACGACACGCACTACGGATCGGGAACCGAGTCAAAGGTGGCAGAGCGTTTGCAAATGGCAAACAGCCTCTACACCGCATTGCAGTGTTTCCGCCCATTCGGATATATGTCGCCGATGATACGCACCAAGTCGCGTTTCTATTCTATGCCCGGTGGCATAAAGGTCTATGAGTACATCTTTTCGTTCACCATCCACGACGAGTCTGCTCTTCTCTCACAGCGTCGGGAATAGCTCCAGCTGGCTCGCGGTAAGCCGAGGAACTTTCACCTTCGGCAGGGGCTTCACGTTAACCGTACCGCCCTCCCTGCATTTGCGTCTGATGATGCTCATGATGCGCTCTTCCGAAATAAAGAACTCACGTTCTGAAAGAAGCTTCAGGGCATCATCAAAACGTAGGCGCTGCACCTCCGTCCAGTAATAGTAACGGCGGTACAGAGCCTCGTCCCTCAGCTTTATCAGCTCTTTATTCCTTCCTTTTTTCATAGTCTGCAAAAATAAACTTTTTCCCTTAAACCGCAAGCAAAAAGCCACCTAAATCGCTCATATTTAGGTGGCTTTATTCATCTTGCGCCCTCCAAAGGCTCAGAAAGGCTCAAAAAGGCCCAACACATCATCACAACCTGCAGAAGCTCGGCTCTATGCGGCTCCACACACCATTCTCCGGATTGCGCTTAGAGAAGTAGTAGTTCGTCGCCGTGGCCTGCACCACATTGGCTTCCTTGAACAGACGCATGATTTCTGCATACTCCTCGTCAAAGCGGTCTTCCAGCTCATAAAGCTTTGAGATACTCTTGTAGTCCAGGTCGCCCGTTTTGTTGCGCTCCAGAAGCGTCATCGCCATCTGGTACATAGGGTCCTCCACACCCTTCTCGCTCGCCTCCATGTAGCGCTTCAGATAGTCCACAAGGCGCTCGGCTGCAAGATCTGCGCGCTCGTCAAAACCCTTCACCTTGTTAAACTTCACCTCAAGTTTGAAGTCCCCGTCAGTGATCGTGTAGCTCTGCTGGCTCTCGTTCTTCACAGCGCCATACTCGCGCATGAGTTTCGTGAAAGCTGTCACCTCGTCGTCAAGCCATTTCTTGAAGCCCGAAACCTCACTCTCCAAGTTCTCCACTCTGCCCAGCACGTCATGCATAAACTGCCCACGCAGCGCCTCGTAGCTCTCGCGCTTCGCCATGCGGTCGTTCTTAGCCTCGGTCTGCAGCCGTGCTAACAGTTCGGCACGCTGCTCCTTCGTCATACCCTTCAAGGGGTCAACTGTCTCGTTCTTTGTTTCCATTGTCTTTTCTTTTTATGGGTTCATTACTCGTTTTCTTTCTTCTTGCGGTTCATGGCACGCAGTTTCGTGTTCAGGTCTGACAGTTCCACGCTGTCCAGGAAGCGGAAAGCCTTGCCCGCTATACGTTTGTCCTCGCAGAAGCGGTCCACGGCTTTCCAGTCTGCCGTGTTCACACCCCACAGCTGCATCTGGTGCAGCACGCCGCTACGAGCCTTGCGCTTCGCCTTCAGCAGAGCGGCACGACGTTCGTCGTAGCCCGCCACACGCTCCATTTCCTTGCACATAAGCTCATACTCCTTGTCGGTCATCTGCCGCAAGTGCTCGGTTCTCTCGTTGGTAAACTGCCGCACCAAGGTCTCCTTGTCTGCGCCGGGAAGCAGCTTCAGCAGCTTGTAGAACTTCCCGTAGTTATCGACGTGGTTCATGCTCTGCCTCCTTTTCTTTCCATTTCAGCCACGCCTCTCTCGCCACGGCAAGTGCCGTAGGAACCTCCCATGTCAAGCCGTCAGCAGGAAGCAACGGCACATTGTTAAAACAAATGTACACCTCACCGCTGAACTCGCGTGCCTGAACTATCGCTTCGCTCTCTCTAACCAAAGCTGCTGCTTTCTTCGCAGCCTTTTTCTCGTTGCGGGCCTTGCGCTCTGCGTTCAGCCACGCTTTCAACTCGTCTAAAACTTTCATTGTGTCAATATTTATGGGTTCTTTGTTTGTCATTTTCTCGTTTGTTGGGTTTCCACTTGATGGTCACTTCGGCGTCCATCTTGCCGCTGCCCTCACATACGGGGCAAATCTTCCATTCGCTGTCGTTCGGGCTGTTCCGGTCGCCTAAAAAACCGCCCTGACCATGACAGTATTCGCAAGTATATCCTCGGCTCTCGATCCGTTCTTCCTTGCTGCCGTAAACTGGTGGCGTCAGCCATATCATTCGATGCTTACTGCTCATTGTTTCTCACGTTTATATGTTACTTTCTCATAAGTGTGCCACTGGATAATCCGTGCCGCAAACATCAGGTCGGTAGTTTCCAGCACCACACAACCTTTGTTCTTCTGGCTGCGGTGTGCCGTCAGGTCACATTGCCAGTTACCCTCCAGCCATTCGTTCATCACGCTCTCCGCCTGGATCTTCTTCAGCAGGATATATATCGTGTCACCCTGCCGGTAGTCGTTCATGTCCTTACTCATTGCTTCTTGTCGTTATTGGTCCAATATTCTTCAGCTCGCTCCGCCCAGATGGTGTAGTAGCCCTTGTCCCCGAAATATCGCCCCTTCGATATGGCTCTATATCCCTCCACCCATATCTTCAGCGAGGCATCAAACATCACGCTCACCGCTGTACGCCCCTTCGGGCGTGTGCCCTCGGCTTGGCTGATGATGACGAGCAGCTTGTTGGGATGCCGGGCCTTGAAAGCCAGATAGTCCTCAAAGCTCATGCCCGTATACTGGTAGGAGTCTATCACCACCGTGTCGGGGCTTTTCCTTTTAGACAGCCGCTTGTCAAGGTCCTCCATGCTCTCGGCATCCAGCAGCACCATTCGGCGTGCCACGTCCTGCATCCCGGCTCGTATAAAGGCGTTCTTCATCGTCAGGCTCGAACCTTCCTCCAGACTGTCATAAGCCACTCGCCCGAATCGGCATAGTTCCTTGCACAGCTTCAGCACGAAACTCGTCTTGCCGCTTCCGCTTCGACCCCACACGAACCACACACCGTTCCGCTCAGGCTCGCCGAAAGCCTCGCGCCACTCGTCGCTCAGTTTGTAGGTCTGCTTCTTCATCGCAAGCAGTTCGCTCACGCTTATCGCTCTTTTCATATCGTTTGAATGTTATTTGAACACCGTTCAAGCGTCCATCTGCTTCACTCTGTGTACACCTTTCTTCACCCTCCGCAGGTCGAAGTCATACTGCTCAGCGTCCTTCACCACCTCAGCTATCTTCTTGCGGTCGGTCAGTCCGTTCGCCACGCAGATCGCATAAACGTCGTTCGGACTTGTCTGCTCCAGCTCGAAGAACTTGCGTCCTATCCTGGAGTGTATCTCGTTATAGCCTTTCTTGTCATAACGCAGTCCCATCTTCATCCTGCGCTTGATATAAGAGGTCGAGAAAAACACGATGCCGCATTTGTCCTCAAGCCTGTTATACAGGTCTATGAAGTAGTGGAACACCCTTTCCGTCAGCTTGTCAGCTTCATCGAACAGCAGCACCGGACTCTCCGTCTGTATCAGCGCACCGATGATTGCGTCAAGCATGTCTCTTATCGTCATGCCGTCAGTCCTCAGACCTATCTTCTTCGCAATGTCGCGGATAAAGTCGCTGCGCTTCATGTCTTCCGAGCACAAAATATAGTAGGCTCCGCTGTGCTCACGCTCGTAAAGCTTCGCTGCCGTGGTCTTGCCGCACCCGGCTTCGCCCACCACCCAGGTCACGTTCTTCCATTCCTGGGCGTCAGTCATCGCATAGGCCATCTCCTTTGCTGCCGTGGTCTCCACCATCTGCCAGGCACCAGGGGTGGCGGTCCCCACCTGAGAGGCTATCTTGCGCCACATTTCATCGCTTATGTTCTCCCACTTGCCGCTCAGCACCGAGCTTACCGTACCCGCACTCGTACCGTCCAGACTGGCTGCTGCCTTGTTTTGGCTCGGATATTTCATCACATAGAGGCGCAGGGCCTCGCGTATCTGTTCTTTCTGTTTCTCGTTCATATCGTTTGTTTTTATTGATTCTACAGTTTTGATGCAATCTTCTTCTCCATCGGAAGCGGTATTCTCGGCGTGTCGCCATCATCACCGCCCTCCATCACGTCCAGCCAGTCGTCAAGGCTCAGCGATTTCGTGTGTCTTCCCAGCTGGTACTGCTCAGGAGGCTGCGAGTAACGCTCCATTCGGTGGTCTATCTGCCGCTGCACGGCTGCCGTCGTGCCCTTCAGCTTCGGACTGTGCAGACCCTGCTGCTCCGCGTCCGTGCCATGCTCGGCGGCTATCGTCCGGCCCTCCACCGTCCGCTCTATGCGGTCCTGAAGGTTGGCTTCCTGCTCCTGGCGGATAAACTTCGCATCGTCCGTCCCCTGCTGGTCTTGCAGGGCGCGGTGTATCAGTATGTAGGGTTCTGCCGTTCGCTCAAAGCGCAGCGAACCGTCTGTGCCTTTTGTATAGAGTCTGATGCTCGCAAAGTCGTAAGGGTCGTAAGCCACGATGAAACGCTCGTAGGTGTGCTTCCTTCGCCACTCGTGGTCGGGTACGCCGGGCGAAGAGCACACTTCGTACTGCCGTTTCTCGCCTTTGATCGTCACCTGCAGGCCCTGGTCCGTGAACGTCGCCATGCGTTTCGTAAACACCCAGAACATGTCCACCATGTCGTGCAGCGTCACTTCCTGGGTTTCCTCGTTCACGCTCTTCTCATACATGTCTATCCTGCGCTCGCCGGTGGCAGGGTGCCGTCCCTCGTTCCATTCCTTCCTGGCTGCTGCATAAGCGTCCTTCAGTTCGTCCAGAGTGTACAGACTGTCCTTGTTGGCTTCGATAAACTCAACGTTCGGGCGGCTCGACGCCTTCTTCGCCGTCACGTTCTGACCCGTGAAACGCCAGTCCTTATGCAGCACCTGAGCCTGAAACCGTCCGAACACGCTCTCTATCGTCTTCGACTCGCCGTTGTAGGGCTGTGTCGGTCTGTGTACGCGGCAAATCTTCCCGATAAAGCCGTCCGAGTCCAGCTTCTTGTGGCCGCCCTGGTTGTCATAAACAATCTCATAAGGCTTGTGTCCGCTCTTCTGAATTGCCATGCGGTAGGCGTGGTATTGGGCCTCATAGTCCTCTGTGTCGCTGATGCAGTAGCCTAATAGAACCTCGCTCATTGCGTCGATCACTTCATACACCTGGGTCGTCCGCACCTTGCCCTGCTCGTCCCTATAGTAAAGGTTCAGCTTCGTGCCGTCACCATACCATAGCGTGTCCCTGCGTGTCGGAAGTGCCGTCTTGTGCTTTCTGCCGTAACGCTGACGGGCTGCCTGCTCGCCATATACGGCGTCATACCATAAAGGCTCAACCGACGGGCTGTTCAGCCATTTCTTCATACCGCTTAGGCTTCTTATCGGCTTCCAGCCTCTTTCCTCGGCTATCTCGTTTGCCTTCTCAAACAGCTGCGCGTCGGTGTACACCGGCACCTTGCTGCGCTTCAACGCCACAATCAGCTTCAGGAAGTCCCCCGTTATCTTCAGTGCCGACGAGTTGCCCAGCTTGCCGCTCACCACGCTCTGGTAGCCATCGGCCTTCCAAGCCTTCAGTCGCGTCTTCAGTCGCGCCAATGTGCCAGGGAGCGTGTGGCCGTAGCTCTCGCGCATACGTTCCGAACTGTCAAGTATCAAGTCCCACGCACCCGACATCGGAGCGTTCAAGCTGCTGCGGATGGCCTGGCGTCTTGCCGCCATCTTCTCCAGCTCGCCAAGCACCGAGGCGTTGATGGTATATTCCTCTATCATCTTCTCCGTCAGGTGGCGTTCCTGCCCGTCCTTGTCCATATAGGTGTAGGCTTCGTAATACTCACGCGCCTTCGCATCTATCTTTATGCTTGCCTTTGTCATAGCCTCTCGCATCTTTTCTTCTGGGTCGCCGTATGTCGCCACAAACCGCCGTCTGTACTTCTCCGGAATACTGCTCCACACATACAGTGCCTGAGTCCCCTCGCCGCCGCCACGACGTGCACACGCTATGTTGCAGCGTTGCACGTTGCATTTCAGCGTGTTCGCCTTCATCACGGGGTCTCTGCCGCCCGTCAGCTCGGCAAACGTCACGCACAATATCTTGTTGTAGTACTCCATTTCCTTTTATCTTTGTTTTCCTTCTTGCGGTTCTCTCCTTACATAGTGGCGCAGCACATGGCTTCCACCTTCTCCTGCACGGTCTTGATGTCTGTAAACCCGGCGTGCTCGATGCGTTCCACCACATCGCCTTTCTCGTCCTTCAACTCCAGTACGCCCGTGTTCTTGTCGCCTTCCCACATCCAGCCGTTCTCGAAGTGCTGGCGCATCATATTGTCTGCGTCATGCACCACCTCGCTCGTAGGAGCTGTAACAAGCTTAAAACCGCCACGCTGAACGGCAAGGCTGCGTATCTTCTTTGCCAGGTCGCTCTGACCCTTCACCGGGTGAAAGTTCAATGCGTAGCTCACCATCTCCTTCGTCACGCCGAAGGCCTTTGCCAAAAACTCCCGCTGGGAGCGGGTTACTGTTATCACTCTTTTCATTGTCCTCTGTTTTTAGTTCGTTATTACTTTTGTTCGTGGAGTGTAGGGGAGTCGAACCCCACATGGCTATCCAGCGCATGGCAAACCTGCCACTCCTGCGGTCTTTCCCGCCGTCATCCGAGGCCGCCCCTGCCGACTATCCAGTGCGGCGGCTGACTATCCAGTGCAGCCTTTGGGACTTCCGTGTTATCCTTCAATCTTCTTACCCTCGGCTATTACCGTCTGAACTGCACTGAAGAACTGTATCATCTTCTGTTTCGCCTTCAGCTCCAGTCCGTATGCCATGTTGCTCATCTTGCCTGTGCTCTGACGCTCCAAATCACCATACACCAGGTCGTCTGTCAGGTGTTCTATATTGTGACGCAAAGACTCCTCAAGTGCCGCAAGACCAAGTCCCTTGGCCGTCTCATACACAGGCTCCAGTATCGTCTTTGCGGCCATTGCTTCATACAGATCGTCGGCGTGCCAGCGGAAAAACTCTGCATAGTCATTCACCATGTCCTCTTTCCAACTTTCAATGTCACCCGTCAGGTGGTTCAACTTCTTGCGCATTCTGTTCATCGCCGCATTCAATGCAAATTCCTTATCGTTCATATTCTTTAATTGCTAAAATTTGTAATTCTCGGCCTTTTTCACTATCTTTGGCCGCGCGTTTAATCTTAAACACGCTGCAAAGATAAACAAAATGTAGATATTAACAAAACTTTTGGGGATATTTTTATCCACAAAGTGTAGATTTATATACAGATTATGGATAAAACAAAGATGTTAGAGGGGCTGATAAGGCATTATACGAAAGGCAATAAAGCACAATTTGCAAAGCTTTTGGGCGTATCTGCCCAAACAATAAGTGCATGGATTGCTCGTAATACGTTTGATGCTGAACTTATATACGCAAAGTGTAGATATGTTGATTCCTCATGGCTGCTCACTGGTGAGGGAGCAATGCTTCAGGAAACAGAAAATAATAATGCGCCGACTCCTAAGCACACTGTTGAGATAGCCCACCAGGTTCCCCATGGCAGCAGCGAGGGCATACCACTCATACCGCTCGATGCAGTCGCCGGTTTTCCTGCCGAAAGTGGCGGTGGGGTACGTCTGGAGGACTGCGAGCGCTATGTCATACCAGAGTTCGAGAACAAAGGGGCAAACTTCCTTATCCGGGTGTCTGGCGACTCCATGGTGCCGCTATATTATAGTGGCGACCTCCTCGCTTGTCGCAAAATCACAGACATCCGCTTCTTCCAATGGGGTACCGTCTATGTCCTCGAAACGAGCCAGGGGGTACTCGTCAAACGCGTGCAGGAAAGCGTAGATCATGCCGACAGCATTCTATGCGTGTCGGAAAACAGCAGTGTTCATCACCCTTTCCTCCTCCCACGCGACGACATACGCAGCCTGAGCATCATCGTCGGACTCGTCCGCCTCGTCTGATACTCACGTCACACGCATCACGCACACGCTCCACACCACAAAACGTGTCGCGCACGCACATACATAGGTATAATAGGGTAGCAAAGCAGCCAAAACCCCGATAAACAGGGCGTTCCCGACATTCCGCAAAGGTTTATAACATGTCAAAACGTGGGATTATCCCCACCCCCTAAACGCCCGAAAATGACATCAATCACAATTTATTCGGAGTTATATAGGGGGTCAATCACTTGTTTTCCATGTTAAAAGTGAATACCCAAATGCACACCCTCTCTGAACATTTCGTTTTTCCATGCACACCCAAACGCACACCCAACTGCACACCCAACCCCGAAAAACGCCCATTTTCACCAATCTCAATAGCCTCCAAAACACAAAAACGGCTTGACCACCGTTCAAATCAGTGTTCAAGCCGTTCAAATACCGTTATATCAGCGTTTTAGCCGTTTAAGCCATCCTCATTTCTTCTCTTTTTCCGTCCTGGGTCCTCTTATCAGCTCTCCCTGCCGGATCATAGCCTTTTTATTGAGTATTACGCCTCCGTCAGCCAGTCCGGCGTGCAGCAGCGAGCTTTTCTTTATACCCACCTCATCCTCTGTCAAAACCGTATAAATCGCCGATATTGAGCCGAAGTAGTAGTTCTTCCGCCCATGTATCAAATGCACGTGTATAACCTTTGTCATAACCGTTCCTTTCTGTTTCTTAAAATGTTCGTTTTCGCTTGCAAATATACCAAATAATAACTATTTGGAAGAATTTACAAGCATAAAAAGCAAGAAACAAGCAAAATAAAAGGCATGGCCGCAGCCACACCCTCCTTCATTCAATCACCACCCAAACAAGCCGTTTTAAGCCCCACCAGCGCCCATTTCCATGTCCAGACGATAAAGCACCCACATGAGCAGCCATACGCGCCCAGAAGCCCACGAAATGCCCCATACAGCCGTCAGGACAGCCCAAAACATAACATTCTCAGCCCCGATGTAAAGCAATACCCTTCAAACACCGTTCAAATCGAGCCCAAACGTAAAGCAAATGTAAAGCGAATGTAACGTTTCGTTTTTCCCTCTCATTTCGTTCATCATCCTCAAACCTTTGTAAATCAACGCTTTCCCAGATTTCTCCCTCACTCCACTTTTATACGTTTCGTTTTATCCCCCTTAAACGAAACTCCACATCATCATTTGAGGCAATGGTGAACTGTGTTGTGGTAAAAAATGATGGTATAAAATCACGTTCGTTGCTAAGATGTTGTTTAATGCCTTCCTCGTAGTTGACCAAACTTCGTTTCAGTTCAATGACTGCAAGTGCTATTCCGTTCACATAAACCACAATGTCGGGACGCTTGTTTTTGCCAAGGAGAGGGTCTATATAACTAACCTCTTCTGCAATCGCAAAATGATTGTTTTGTGGATGGTCGAAATCGAAAAACATTACATCTTCATGATTCTCTTCTGGTGATGGTTGTGACTTAATACCCATTATCAGTGTATCGTACAAATCTGTATTGCACTGTATGAGACTACTCATCTTGGAATCACCAAGGCGAGTCTTATCCTTCAATTTTACCAAAACATCCTCTATTTGCATTTTTGTACGACCTTGTTCTTTCAGGAAAGAGCGTACTTCGTCATCCAATATCGGTGAGTTGGCTACACCCATATTGTTTACATTAGCACCTTTAGCATACTGCCAGTTGCCAAGATAAGTATATCCAAGTTCTTCTTGGAAACGCTTTACGAGAGCATTTTGATACTCTCGTTCTTTCTGTTCTTGATAGTTTGCCAT